AGATAGAATCATATTATCGGCAAAAGCAAAAGAATTTATAGTTTTTGGTAAAGGCAATACGGGTATATTAACAGATGGAAAATTTTCAGTAGATGCGGCAGAAGAAGTTCATACAATATCTGCAGGTGGTATGACTACGATTGAATCCAAAGGCAATGATATATACCTTAATTCAAATGGTTCTAATGTTTATGTTGGTGATAAAGGTGGAGCAGGTGGGCCCGGCGCGGCAGTTCAACCAATTACATTAGGTGGTGATATGCAAGATATTTTAGAACAATTAATTGATGCAATATTACAACAAAGTTATAAAACACCATCAGGAGAGTCAAAAGTTGGACCGGAAAACGCCGCAACTTTTTCATCTATAAAAGGTTCTTTAAGTAGATTAAAATCAACTAAAAACTTTGTAGGTAAATAATGAGTTGGTCTATTTTTTATTTAGAGATGCAGGCCCACATGGTTAAACAAACTTTGGCAGAATTTCCTTCCGGTAAAAAAGCGATTAAAAAGTTTGCTGCTAAAACTGTTGTAAATAAAACTCTTGATAGTATTATTGATTTAACTGCTTTTGCTACGGCATTTTGCGATGCATATGATAAAGCAGTAAAAACAGGAAAAACTTTAATTGGTGGTGTTCCGGTTAGTAGTGGTAATAAAAAAATTATGTTATCCACACTAATTTTATTAATGAAACAATCAAAAAATTCAGGAAAAAAACTAGATAAAACATTATTACAAATATGTGGTAAGGCAGTTTTAGCATATTGGGCTGGTGCAAGTTTATCAAAATTTCCACCACCGAAAATACCATGCATAGGCGCTGTTACTAATATATCAACAATCAAAGCTATAGCTATTTTTCCTGGGGTATGGACTCCCATCATAGTAGGTCCACAAAATTCTTTTGACCCATTTTTATTATCCTTTATCGCATCAGCAATGTTGCATTCTTTAACAATTGCAGGATTTTTTCAATGCAATTGTCAATACCCACCGCCAGCACCGCCTGCAGTTGGTTTATTACCTTGGGTTGGTTATTTTGTTGCACCACCAACTTTAAAAGGTCCAATGGGAGTTAGGTCATTGGTTGCATCAACTATAAAAACAAAAGTTTTAGGAATTAAAAATACTGCAAACTTTTATAAAGGTGTTGCACAATTTGCACTAAAAAATGGAAAATATGTTTTGGGTGCAGCTGCCCTTGGTGGTTTGGGATTTTTGGGAGTTCGCAACCTACAACAAAATCAAAAAAATAAAAAAAGAAAAGAAATATTAGAAAAAAGGCAAAAAAAATTAGCAGAATTGTTAGCAAAACAAAAAGAATTTAAAAATAATTTTTCTTTGCAAAGAGATTTAACAATTGGAAATGAAGCACAACGAATAGCATCTGAAGCTTTTTTAAATAATGCAAAAATCAGTAAAAGTGATGTAGAAATTATTGATGATTCGGAAATTTACGAAAGACCAAAAACGGATAAACAAAAAATTAAAGATGGTGATATAAAGAAAAAAGTAGATAAAATTGAAAATACTACAAAAGAAGATGTAAAAAAAATAAATAATTTTAAAAAAAGTATGGCTGATGTTAGTAAAAAAGAAACCGGTAATTTAACGAATATAATTCCAAAATCACTACCTGCCGAAAATGTAGAATTTATACAAAATGCGTTCTCAGATGCTTACGATAAAATTATGGATTCATCTTTAAGTAATTTAGAAAAAATAGATTTATTTGATTATATTACAAAAATAACAGTTACGGGGGGTACTATTACCGATGTAGAAGCATTGATTAAAAATAAAAAAGAAATCAATAAAACTGAAGGATAAATATTTATTACTAAAACAATTATTATGGATTCAAAATTATTAGTCGGATTAATCAAAGAAGTTGTAAAAAACGAAGTTAAGCAACAAGTCAAAGAAGAATTGGCAAAATTGATTAAATCTGGTGTAGTTATATTGAACAAAGAAAAAAAGCAAACATCTTTAATGCAAATGACAGAAGTTGCTTCCAAACCAATTAAAAAACAACAACCAATTCAACAACCTGTAAAGCAATTTACAAATAATCCATTGTTGAATGAAGTTTTAAATCAAACTCAACCATTTACATCTGCACAAAAAGCAGAAGGTGGCATGATGGATGAGAGTTCTGTATTAGATATGATACAACCAGAAAGATACGAAGAGGATGGTTGGGATACTATGGATTATAGAACACAACAGTCACCACAACAAATACCTTCAACAGGTAATGCTGGATTAGATGCTATTCAAAAAGCATTAAATAGAGATTATACGGATTTAACAAAGGTGTTTACAAAACAAGAAAAACAAAAAGGATTAAGATAAAATGTCAATTGAGATAGGAAAAGTAAATGTATCTGATTTAAAAGAAAATAATCATAAGATATTGGGTGTGGGAATTAACTCAGTATCTAATAGAGGTGGTATATTGTCTGTTAATTATACAACACTTTCTCAAGCAAAAAATAATCTTATAAACTTAATAATGACCAGAAAAGGTGAAAGAGTTATGCAACCAGAGTTTGGTTGTGAAATTTGGAAATTAATATTTGAGCAAATAGTGGATACAGAAATAGATACTAAAATAGAATTTTCAATAAACGATGCAGTTTCAAAATGGTTACCATATCTAAATATAGATGAAATTATATTTGATTATGATTCAACATCTATTGATAAAAATACAATATCTTTGGATTTAAAATTTTCATTAAAATCAAATCCAAATTTAAGAGATTCAATAAGTGTAAATATAAAACAATAAATTAAGATGGCAATAAGACCTATAGATAAAAATTGGGGTAACAAAAAAGATATAAATTATATCGGAAAAGACTTTACGACATTAAAAGAAAATTTAATTAATTTTACAAAAGCATATTTTCCAAATACATATTCCGATTTTAATGAAGCTTCACCTGGTATGGTTTTTTTAGAAATGGCCTCATATGTAGGTGATGTACTTTCATTTTATCAAGACGTACAATTAAAAGAATCTTTACTATATCATGCAACGGAAAGAAAAAATTTAATTTCATTAGCCCAATCTATGGGATATAAACCAAAGGTAACAGCACCAGCAGTTACAAACATAACGGTTTACCAATTAGTACCAGCTGCCGGGGCACCAAATTATGAACCGGATTCAAGATTATATTTAAGAATTAAACAGGGAATGGAAGTTTTATCAAACACAGGCGTTGTTTTTAGAACTACTGATATTGTTGATTTTTCAGAAGATACTGATAGAGAAATAGATGTATATGAAAGAGATAATAGTGGATTACCTACGTTTTATTTAGTAACAAAAAAAGTAAAAGCAATATCGGCTATTGAAAAAACAACAACAGTTTTAATACCACCAAATGAAAGAGATTATCCAACAATTACTTTAAATGATACCAATATAATTTCAATTGTATCTGTTGTTGATTCCGACAACAATCAATATTATGAAGTACCATATTTAGCTCAAGAAAGTATTTTTATCGAACAAGAGAATATGGAATATAATGGTGATTTGTATCAGTATAATGCAACAGTTCCTTATTTACTTGAATTGCAGAAAGTTCCAAGAAGATTTTCTATTAAGGTGAACACGGATGATACAATTGATTTACAGTTTGGTAGTGGTGATGTTAATTTACCAGATGAGGTAATTTTACCAAATACAAAAAATATAGGTATAGGTACTGCAAATTCTATAAGTAGATTAAGTAGTGGGATAGACCCATCAAACTTTTTAAAAACAAATACTTTTGGTATAGCACCTGCAGGAAAAACATTAACTATAAAATATTTAGTTGGTGGTGGTGTAGAAACTAATATTAATACGGGAGAACTAACTATAATTAATAAAATAGAATATGATGAAGATATTCTTTCTATAGATGCAAACATATTTCAAGCGTATCAGGCGGGAAAAGAATCATTAGCAGTTGATAATTTAGAACCAGCAACCGGAGGTAGGGGCCCTGAAAGTATTGAAGAAATTAGACAAAATGCTTTAGCAATGTTTGGTTCTCAAAACAGAGTAGTAACTAGGGAAGATTATATTGTTAGAGCACTATCAATGCCGGCCAGATATGGAAGTGTTGCAAAAGTTTTTGTAGCAGCTGATAGTGAAGTTGATATAAACTCACCAAATTCAATTTTATCTAACCCCAAAAATGTTTCTGAATTTATAGGATTAGTTGAAGAATATAAAAACAAATCCAAATCAGAAATACAAAAAGGAATAACTTCTTTTATAAATCAAAAAAAGCATGGTACAATTCAACAAAACAATCCATTTGCAATTAACATGTATGTATTAAGTTACGATTCAAATAAAAATTTGACAAATTTAAATTTAGCTGCAAAGGAAAATTTAAAAAAATATTTAAGTCAATACAGAATGGTTACAGATGGTGTTAATATACTAGATGGATTTATTGTAAATATAGGAGTAGATTTTGAAATAGTTTGTTATGGAAATTATAATAAAAGAGAAGTAGTTACAAATTGTTTAACTGAATTACAAAATTATTTTAATATAGATAATTGGACTTTTAACAAATCAATTAATATTTCTGAAATAGAATTAATTATTGCAAGTGTTGAGGGTGTTATGAGTGTTCCATCTGTAAAGATTTATAATTTATGTGGTAGTGATGGAACGTATTCACCAAACAAATACAACATAGAACAGGCAACAAAGGGAAAAATTATATATCCATCTTTAGACCCATGTGTATTTGAAGTAAAATATCCAAATAAAGACATTAAAGGGAGGGCATTATAATGCATAAATTTTATTCATCATCATACGATGCGAGTATATATCTACAACAACCCGAACAAAATGCGGGTAGAGATGAGATATTAGAAATTGGTAAAACTTATTATGGTTCTACAAAAGATATTC